AAGTATAACTCTTGATCCATTCTCTAGCTTTGTAATCCTGCAGTAACTGACTTTCGGGTCTATAATTATAGGCGTGCAACAGCAATGTTTCATTGGCTCTGGGTCTTTGTAACAGTGTCAATACTTTGGTGGTTGGATTCCATTTGAATTCAATAAAACTTCCAAACATTCTGCCCACTAATTCTTGATATTGTGAAAACATGTTGTAGGTGGCAATTCCGCCAAGATTGGTACTGGACAATAGATAGGTATTGGTGTAGGCTAGATTGAAAGGTTCAAACAATGTGCCACCATCTCCACCACCAGAACGTGATCCCACTGATCTTCTGAACAACTGTCTCACTTCCATGATTTCATTGGCCAGTGTGTAACTATTCTGGTCCAATACTGTGTTTAAAAATATGTAACTTTCTTCCACTGAATTGTCGGATCTTTGACGGTATCTACCCAAGGTTCTAGTGAGTGCAGTTTCATAATGACTGGGGTCTAATTCCACTTCAACCATGCCACCGCCCAGCATGTTTTTGACGAAATCATATATCTCTTGACGTTGTGTTTGCAGATCGCTCATTGTGTATCCTATAACATATTTATCAATGGAGGATGCATGAATAAATATACGCATGCCAAGATTGAGTTTGTATAAGCCAGAAAAGGGTCAAGATTACACATTTTTAGACCAGACCATAGCAGAAATGTTCACTGTGGGCGGTACCGATGTGTTTGTACACAAATACCTTGGACCTGTAAATCCTGAAGAAGAAGATGCCACAGCCACTCAACCAAGATACAATGCTGTGAAAGAAACCAACATTCAAGACCTATTATTTTTAGAAAATAGAGATAGAAAATATGATCCCAATATCTATCAAATCAGAGGTATCTACAATGTGAATGACATTGACTTTGACATGAGTCAATTTGGATTATTTCTACAAAATGACACCATATTTCTCACAGTACACATCAACAGTTCTGTAAAAACCATTGGTAGAAAGTTAATGTCAGGAGACGTGATAGAATTGCCTCATCTCAAAGACCAATACGCATTGAATGATTATCAGGTTGCGTTGAAAAGATTTTATGTGATACAGGACATTAATAGAGCAGCAGAAGGATTTTCACCCACTTGGTATCCGCATCTTTATAGACTTAAACTTAAACAAATAGTGGACAGTCAAGAATTTAAAGAGATACTGGATTTGCCAGCAGAAGAAGGCAGCACCAACACACTGCGAGATGTGCTCAGCACCTATGAAAAAGAAATGCAGATCAATGCAGCAGTGGTGGCACAAGCAGAAGCAGACACAGCCAAAAGTGGCTACAACACCAAACATCTATACACACTGCAGGTAGACGATCAGGGAAAACCAGAACTGGTGACCACAGATATTAACACATTGGATGCCAGCACTGCCAATGAAATGGCAGATAGAATCAATCAAACTCCAGATAGAAATGGTTATGATGGTTATCTGTTAGGTGATGGTTTTGCTCCCAATGGCGAAGTGTTCGGTCACGGCATAGGATTTCCTTTGGGTTCTGCCAAAGGAGATTATTTTTTAAGAACAGATTTCTTGCCCAATAGACTGTTTAGATATGACGGATCTCGTTGGGTAAAAATGGAAGATGCAGTGCGCATGACCTTGACCAATACCAACAATCGAAATACTCAAAAAACAGGATTTATAAACAACACAAACACCACTACAGTGGCAGGTCAAACCATTGATCAAAGACAAAGTTTATCACAAGCACTTAAACCCAAAGCGGACAATTAAACATGCAATTTTTTTACGACGGTCAAATACGCAGATACATCACTCAAATTGTGAGATTAATGAGCAATTTTGCATACAAAGATGGCAAAGGCAATTTGACCACTATACCTGTGATGTATGGTGATTTGACCAGACAAGTGGCAAATATAATTAGAGATAACAGTGAAAACAAAATACCCAGCGCTCCACGAATGGCAGTTTATGTAACCACACTGGATATGGATCGCACACGTACTGCTGACGCTTCATATGTAAGTAAATTGCATGTGAGAGAAAGAGCTTTTGATTCCAACAACAAAGAATATTTAAATATACAAGGTGCAAATTACACCGTGGAAAGATTGATGCCTACCCCCTACACATTAGGAGTAAATGTTGACATATGGTCCACCAACACAGATCAAAAATTACAGATTTTAGAACAAGTTTTAATGTTGTTCAATCCCAGTTTGGAACTGCAAACCACAGATAATTTTGTGGACTGGACCAGTTTAACTGTGTTAGATCTTAATGGAATAACTTTTAGTTCTAGAGGAATTCCCACAGGCACTGAGAGCGAGATAGACATTGCTACACTGCAATTTACCACTCCCATTTTTATAAGTCCTCCAACTAAAGTAAAAAAATTAGGAGTAATTACAAAAATTGTCACTAGCATATTCAATGAAGAATCAGGAGAGATTGATTTAGGAACCAGCATGCCTGAGCTTAAAGCCTATGAAGATACAGTTGCCAATAATGCCAAAGCAGATATTAACACCACTGCTGATGGCAAAGTCAATATAAGCAAAACTGTTAGAAAAGATGCAGATGCAGTATCATTAACTACTGGATCAGGTTATGACATAGTGGTGTTGAACAGCACAGTGCAAATAGTGGACAAAGGAATACTTGGTCAAACCAATTGGAAAAAAGTGTTGGATGCACATCCAGGGGTGTACCAAGCGGGTATCAGCAGAATACTTTTAGATCGACAAGACATATCCAATACTGTGTCCGGAACATTTGCCGTAAATAGTTTGAATGAAAATCAACTGATTGTAAATTGGGATCAAGACACAATACCAACCAACACACTATTCAGCGGAGTAACTACAAGAGGCACTGTGGATTATATTGTGGATCCATCAACATTCAATCCCACATCAATCAAAGTCACCGGACTTAGACTATTAATTTTAAATGACATAGGAGCAGCCAATCAAGTGGATGGAGCAGATGCTTGGAAGTCCACCGGCGGTGCAGATTTAGTGGCGCAGACCAATGACATAATAGAATGGAATGGCACTCAATGGAACATATTGTTTGATGCCAGCTCTAATGCCAATTCTGAAGATTCAACGGTGGACTTTAAATATGTAACCAATCTCAACACAGGTGTGCAGTACAAATGGAACGGTGCCACTTGGCTGTTGAGTTTTGAAGGCGAATATCGCAAAGGAACCTGGAACCTAAGTCTATAGCATAATTATTAACATGAGTATGAAGAAAATAATTGGCTGCGGAGCCTTGTTCTATAATCTCCAAACCAAAAGATTCTTATTTCTGCACAGAACACAGAGCAAACAATCCAATGTGTGGGGGTTAGTGGGCGGCACTAATATCGAGAGTGAAACACCATGGGAATCTCTCAAAAGAGAAATCAGCGAGGAAGTGGGTTCAGTGGATATTGTAAAAACCATACCTTTGGAAACTTTTGTGAGCAATGATGAAAATTTTTTATATCACACTTATTTGTGTGTGGTCAAACAAGAATTTTTACCCCAATTGAATGAGGAACATGATGGATATGCTTGGGTGCAGTTTGGCAAATGGCCCAAACCTCTGCATCAAGGATTGAGAAACACACTGCAGAATCGCACCAATCAAATCAAACTGGAAACAGTTTTCAAGATGTTAAAATTTCTATAATGATCAAAATAATTGGTGACATAATGCTGGATCGCTGGATCATGGGCACTGCTGATCGCATGTCGCCTGAAGCACCCATTCCTATTTTATTAGAACAAAATCAAAAAGTTTCTCCAGGTGGTGCTGCCAATTTGGCGTTGAATGTGTCTGCCATTTACAATGATGTACAATTGTATGGAGCAGTGGGCAAAGACACAGATGGATATGGGTTGGTAAATTTATTAAAAAACAGCAATGTATTTTTATCCATAGCAGAAGATGCTCCTATTACCACAACAAAAATAAGATTGGTTGAACAAAGAGGCCAACACATATTGCGTTGGGATAGAGAAAAACAATACACCAAGGACAGTTGTTTATCACAATTGTTATTTTCTCTCACAGAAAAAAGCATGGTGTTAGTGAGTGATTATGCCAAAGGAGTTATTAAATCGCACACCGTAAAAAGTATTTTAGAAAAAACTCAATGGGTGTTGGTAGATCCCAAACAAAGCGCTGACTATTATGATGGAGCATTTTTAGTAAAACCCAACATGAAAGAATATGAATCTTGGAATGGTGTGTTTGATTCGGATTCAGCTGTGAAATTTGCTCACTCACACAACTGGCAATGGCTGGTGATCACAGATGGAGCCAAAGGTATACACATCGTTTCCAAAGAAGGTGTATACTCACACGTGAAAGAACCTGTGAGAGAAGTGGCAGATGTGACCGGAGCGGGAGACACTGTGTTGGCAGTGATAGCCTATGGCATTAAACAAGGCATGACTGTGCCACGTGCTTGTGAATTGGCATGTTATGCAGCAGCAAGAAATGTAGAAAAATTTGGCGTAGCACCTGTCACCAAAGAAGATCTAAACAAAGGAGTGGTATGGACCAATGGAGTTTTTGATATACTGCACACAGGTCATTTGGAACTGTTGAAGTTTGCTAGGAATCAAGGCAAAAAATTAATAGTGGGCATCAATGATGATGCCAGTGTGCGTAGATTAAAAGGTGAAGGCAGACCAGTAAATGATATTAATATTAGAAAACGTCAATTGGAAATGTTGCCTTGGGTGGATGAAGTGATCATATTTTCCGAAGATACTCCACAAACAGCCATAGAAGAACATAAACCAGACATCATCGTCAAAGGTGGAGACTACACAGTGGCCACCACAGTGGGCAATGAATTGGCACAAGTGATTATATTTCCCACAGTGGAAGGATTTTCCACCACAAAAATCATAGATAGATTACAATCATGAAAATATTAATCACAGGACACAAGGGATTTATCGGTCAAAATCTGTTCAAACATTTGACGCATAAAGGGCACACAGTGGAAGGATATGATTATATTGCCAATGTGTTTCCAGATGTATCCAAGTATGATCAAGTGATACACTTGGGTGCTATCAGCAGCACCACCGAAACCGATGTGGAAAAATTAATGACAATGAACTATGATTTCAGCACAAAACTTTTACAGGCGTGTGAAGAGTCAGGAGTTAATTTTCAATATGCCAGTTCTGCCAGTGTGTATGGTAATAACGAAAACTTTAAGGAAAATTCCGCCAAGTCACCTCAAAGTGCTTATGCTTGGAGCAAGTTTTTATTTGATAGAACAGTTCAATCCAAAACATATAAAATTACAGTGCAAGGTTTTAGATATTTCAATGTGTATGGAGCACATGAAGAACACAAAGGTAACCAAGCATCTCCCATTTCAAAATTTATTCAACAAGCTCAACAAACAGGAGTAATTAAACTTTTCGAAAACAGTGAAAACTATCAAAGAGATTTTGTGTGTGTCACAGATGTGTGTGAAATACATCAACAAATGCTTACCAAAAATATTAGTGGTATTTTTAATGTGGGCACAGGAATGCCTGTGAGTTTTGCTGCTGTGGCAGAATTAATAGCCAAAAAATACAAAGCTCACATTCAATTGATACCCATGCCAGATCAATTAAAAACACAATATCAAAGTTACACCTGTGCGGACAATAGTCTTTTAAATACTCACGTGAACATCCAATACAAAAACATAAAGGAATACATTGAACATGACTGTAACTAGACCTGAAGGCAAAGTGGACAAAGGTTGGGGCTATGAATTGATATGGGCCACCAATGATCAGTACTGTGGAAAAATACTGGTGTTCACCAAAGCCGGCAACAAATGTTCATTGCATTTTCACAAAATCAAAGATGAAACTTGGTTTGTGAATGCAGGAAAATTTTTGGTGCGTTGGATAGACACCAAAGATGGTAAAATTTATCAAAAAGAACTGCTGGAAGGACACACTTGGAGAAATCCTCCTTTGCAACCTCATCAATTAGAAGCAGTGTTGGACAACAGTTCAATCACAGAAGTTTCCACTGCAGACAGCGTGGAAGACAATTACAGAATAGTGCCAGGAGACAGTCAAAAAATTGTTACGCCTGAGCTTCACCCCAACGTAAAATAACAGATCCGTTCACTGCTGTGCCTGATATCTTGTAGATATTGATGGCCAGCACGTCTGGACCATTGGGGAACGTGCCTCTGCCACCTATGGCAGTGGTGGTCAATTCTTTCAATTCACCCAAATTCAAAGCAGCCAATGCTCCTGGTTGCAACAAGAATGAAAACACCTGTTCACCTGGCAGTGCAAACTGTGGATCTCCAAACTGGAATGTCACTGTGCCAGCTGCTGACACAGAAGTGGTCAAAGTTTGTGTGAATGTGGCTCTGATCACAGTGGTGCTGCCCAATCTTCTAGTGCTCACAGCACTGACAGATGTGTTGGCTGGAAATTGAGTGAATGCAGTGGCCACTCTGGTACCGTTGGCAGCACCTGAGTTGTTCCAAGTGGCCTGTGTGAAAAATATAAAGTTACCTGCGTATGAAGCACCAGTGCCTGATGCAGTCACAGTGGTGCTGGTATTGGTATTCACTGCCTGAGTGGCATTGGCAGCTGAACTCATCACAATTCTGGTGTAATTCACACCATTCACTCGGGCGTAGGTAGAGGTTATACCAGCAACGGTCTGACTGCTGATCACATAGGTACTCACAAGCAACACATCACCCAATGTGATATTGGATGTGGTTGCGTCTGTGTCAGTGATTAAAAAGTCTGTTCTACCGTTCACATAAGCACTGGCATAGTTCACTGAGATGCTGTTCTGCACCGGTGCAGTGATATTGGTGCTCACAGGGCTGTTGGCGTTGGCCACTGAACTCATCACTATCCTTGTAAAACCAGATCCCAAATAAGCACGAGTGATGGTGGATATGGTTTGACCCGTGATCACATAAGTGCCCACCACTATTCTGTCTCCCACTCTCAAAGGAGTACTGGTGAGTGCATCATAGGCTGCATTGGTGATGAAGAAATCATTGTTGACAGTTCTAAATGCTTGAGTTCTGAATCCTGAGTTGGCAATGGCTGTCAAATTCTGTGTGACTGTGGTGAATCCTATGGCAGTGACAGTGGTGGTCAATGCACCTTGAATGGTAGCTGTGGTAGTAGTTGAAGGAACTCCTCCCCAGT